ATTTTTGTCAGCACCCTTCAACGGGAAAGTCAAATAGCAAGAAAACCTTTAATAGATTAAGGTTAGTTTCAAATAAGAAACTGCGTCAACTGACACTAACTTGACTAACATTCCCTTGAATCGTAAGAAGACAATCCGGTATGTCACAAGGACTCTTACAAATTGGTTCCATACCAACTCGTATACCCCGAGAAGAGTTCCAAACTCTGACTGATCCATTCGTAGAAGCAGCAATGCTAGAGGTTCTACCTCCAGGTATTTTAGCTGAACTTGAAGGTTACAGTCGAAGTTATTATAGTTTAGAAGCACACATGGCTTCCATTCTTAAATACGACAAACCAATCCGTTCTGCTCCAAATACCATTGAATGGACAGAAATCTCAACTGAAGCATTCAATTACTTCAGCACACTCCCGAAGGTGCACACTTTCTCAGCATCTTCACAGGTTAAGGACTTTGATAAAGTCAAATACCACGAAGGCACTTCAGCCGGCTTTGGATACTTTGACCCTCAATTACCTTATCCAACCCATAAAGGGCCCCGAACCGGTGCCAACTACAAGAGAGCTACAACTATCGCTTCTCGCATCGTACACGAATGTAGAGACGCTTTTCACGCAGGAAGATTCTCCCAGTTTATTAAAACTGCCGTCGAAGATTCTACTCCCGATATCGCTTTCACTCGCACCCAACTCGTCGAACTACCTGAAATAAAGGTTCGAAACGTATTCGGAGAATGCTTTCATTACGTCCTATTAGAAGGACTATTCGCATATCCACTTATTCATGCATTTATGCATTTAAATACGTTTTACTACATCGGCGTCGACCCAATCATCGGTGTCCCGACTCTAATTGAATCACTACCCGTCACCATAAAGCAAATCATCACGATTGACTGGTCATCTTTTGATGCCTCAGTTCAACCGTATGAAATCGAACTCGCTTTTAAATTAATTAAAAGCATCTTGATTTTTCCAGATAAAGAATCTGAATTAGTCTTCGATTATGTAACTGCTTTATTCTGCCAACGTAAACTCGCTGCTCCCGACGGAACACTGTTTATGAGAATTGGTGGTATACCATCTGGTTCATACTTCACCCATATCGTAGACTCAATTATCAATTGGATTCGAATCAAATATCTTTTCAAACTCCACAACCATGCAATATATGAACTTAAAACTCATGGAGATGACGCTCTCGTCGTCCCAACCACAATGATCCATGATTTTAATCCTGTCATTAATAGTGCGGAAGCACTTGGATGGTTTATCAATCGAGAAAAATCAAAACTTTGTGGTGAACGCTACTTAGTCGAGTTTCTCGGAAGGTACTCCTTAGGACGCGAAAATGCACGCGAAACTCTTAAATCGCTACGCCTCGCGCTTTATCCTGAATATCCAGTGACTGATCCTCAGATCTCGCTCGCACGCTTAAAAGCAATTGATGAAGACTCAGGCTTTCGAGTCTCTTACTTCCCTTCTCTCGTAGTCAATATGACTATGGTCTATGGAAATCAAGACGCCTCACTCCCTCGTCATTTTCGTCGATTTAATTTGACTGAATTGTTCACCATCCCATCTGGGATTTAACATTGTATCTCGTTGTTACATTAGTTTCATAACAGCTACTTAAGGCTTTAGTTCAATAAACACATCGCCTCATGTATATTAGATCAATTTAAAGATTGTCTCTGTTTTGAAAAGTACTATATAGTACACTTATCTGCTCATTATACCCCGATCTTAATCGCCTTGAACAGATCCAGGCACACCCTAGCCTGAACAAAACACTCGCGTTGATCCTTGGGGATTAACCCTCGTTATCCCCTTTCAGGACTCAACAAAAC